AAGAACGATCCCGCTGCCTCGGCCACCGCGCTGGCCCAGCAGAAAGAACAGATGCTGGAGATCGAGCGCAACTACCAGTTGCGCAAGGGCGAGCTGACGCAGGACAAGAAGAAGGCCGACGGCGGCATCGATGCGGTTTGGGAAGATGCCGGCGCCGCCTTCAACAACGCCGCCAACGCCATGCTGACCCGGGCCACCACGCTGCAACAGCAGATGGCCAGCGTCTTCCAGTCGATTTACCAGAGCTTCGTGCAGAACATGGTTGTCAAGCCGATCGCGGACTGGATTGGTACTCAGGCGCGGATGCTGGCGGTGAAGATGGGTTTCATGCAGGCGGAACAGGCTGCAGAGAAAGCAGCTTCGATCGCAAAGGTGGCGACAAAAACGGCGGAGGTAGCGCCGATCGTAACGGCCAATGCCGCAGAAGCTGGGTCCAATGCCGCCAATGCGGTCGCCGGCATCCCGGGTGTCGGTCCTTGGATGGCGATGGCTGCGATGGCCATGGTGTTCGGCGGAGTTATTGGGTTGCTTAGCCGCAAGTCCGCCGCACGCGGGTATGACATCCCCAAGGGCCTCAGTCCCGTCACTCAGCTCCATGAAGAGGAAATGGTCCTGCCGCAGAAATACGCCAACGTGATCCGCGGCATGGCGGGCGGGCAGGTCGGCGAGGGCGGTGGCGATACCTACACCACCCACATCACCGCGATGGATGCGCGCAGCGTGCGCGACTACTTCAAAGCCAACGCCCACACCCTGGGCCCGGCCATGCGTCGCATGGCGCGCAATGGCGAGCCGACCTCGATCACATCGCCGCTCGGGAAGGTCGCCTGATGTCCGACTACGTCTTCCCCGACATCCCCGGCCTCAAGCCCGATCGCCCGCGTCGCCCGGCGTTCTCCACCAAGGTGCAGCGCGCGGTCTCCGGCCGTGAGGCGCGCGCCGCCTTCCAGGCCTATCCGCTGGTCACCTTCACGCTTGGTTTCGAGTTTCTGCGCCACGGCGTGGAAAACGATCTGCGCCAGATCGAAGGCTTCTTCCGCGCCAGGCTCGGCATGTACGACAGCTTCCTCTATGCCGATCCGGCCGACAGCAGCGTCACCGACCAAAGCCTGGGAGTCGGCGATGGCAGCACGGTGGCCTTCCAGGCCCAGCGCACCTTCGGCTACGGCACCGGCAGCACGTCCACCGAGCCGGTGCACAACGTCAGCAGCATCACCAACGTCAAGGTGGCCGGCGTCGCCGCCACCTACACCGTCAGCGCCACCGGCCTCATCACGATCACTAGCGGCACGCCCACCGTCGGCCAGGCGGTGACCTGGACCGGCGGCTACTACCATCGCTGCCGCTTCACCCACGACGAAGCCGACTTTGCCCGCTTCCTCGAAGACCTCTACACCGCCAAGAAGGTCGAGTTCGTCGGCGCGCTGCAGAACAAGATATGAAGGCAGCCTCGGCCCCCCTGATCGAGCTGCTGGGCAGTGGCCGGCCCTTCATGATGGCCGACTGCTACACCTTCACCCTGGCGGGCGGCACGGTACTGCGCTACACCTCGTTCGACATCACGCTCACCTTCGGCAGCACCACCTGGAGTTCCGCCGGGCCGATCCTCCAGCGCGGCAACACCCGCACCGTGATCGGCCTCGCGGTCGATACCCTCGACATCAAGATTTCGCCGAGGGACACGGATCTGATCGGCGCCCAGAGCTGGTTCCAGGCGGCCTGCTCGGGCGCGCTGGACGGCGCCGTGGTCACCCTGCATCGCGCTTTTCTCGAAGCGCCGCCGACCGTCGTCGGCGTGCTCAATATGTTCGTCGGCACCATCGCGCCGATCACCATCGACCGCATGACGATCGAGGTGACTTGCAACTCTCCGCTGGAACTGCTCAACACCAAGCTGCCGCGCAATCTCTACCAGGCCGGTTGCCAGCACACCCTGTTCGATACCGGCTGCGGCCTGTCGCCGGCCGCCTTCGACGTCGCCGGCAGCGTCACCGGCGCACCCACGCGTACGGGCTTCACCGCCTCGATGGGCGAGGCCGCGGGCTGGTTCGATCTCGGCGCCCTGCAATTCACCAGCGGTGTTCTGAGCGGCACCCGCCGCAGCGTTAAGCGCTGGAACGGCGGCGATATCACCTTGCTCAACCCACTGCCGATCGCGCCGGCCATCGGCGACACCTTCACTGTCTGGCCTGGCTGCGATCGCCTCAAGGCTACTTGCGAGAGCGCCAAGTTCAGCAACGTCGTCAACTTCAAGGGCTACCCCTTCATCCCGGTACCGGAGACCGCGCTATGACGATCCGCTCCCGGATTGTTGCCGCCGCCCGCGCCTGGCTGAACACGCCCTTCCATCATGCCGGCCGCGTCAAGGGCGTCGGCGTCGATTGCCTGCAATTGCTGGTCGCCGTGTATTCCGAAGTCGGCCTGCTGCCGGCGGTCGATACCGGCCATTACCCGCGCGACTGGCATTTTCACAAGAGCGAGGAACGCTACCTGGCGGCGGTGGCCAGTTATGCCATGCGGCTGTCGGCCATGGACCGGCCGCAGCCCGGCGACCTGGCGCTGTTCAAGTTCGGCCGCTGCGTCAGCCACGCCGCGATCGTCATCGACTGGCCGCTGTGCCTCCATGCCTACTTCGGCCAGGGTGTGGTCGAAGTCGATGCCATGAACGGCGCCGAGCTGTCCGGCCGACTGCATTCCTTCTGGTCGCTGGTGCCGGACATGGAGCGTGCGACATGAGCGGCCTCTTCGGTGGCGGCGGCCAGACGATCGCCAGCAGCGAGACTCCGCTCGCCGGCTTCAACATCCAGACCAGCGCCTTTGGCAAGCCCGTTCCGCTGCTCTTCGGCCGCAACCGCATCTCCGGCAATCTGCTCTGGTACGGCGACTTCACGGCGATTCCGCACACCACCAGCTCGTCGGCCAGCGGCGGCAAGGGTGGCGGCGGGATCACCACCACCAACACCACCTATACCTATCAGACATCCTTCGCGCTGGGCCTTGTCGAAGGCCCAGCCGCAGCGATCAACGCCTACTGGGTCGACAAGGAATACCACGCCGACGCCAGCGTGTTCACCAAGTTCCTCGGTACCTACAGCCAGAGCGCCTGGAGCTACTTGACCAGCGCCCATCCGACCGAAGCGCTGGCCTATCGCGGCACCGCCTATGTGGCGGCGGCGGCCTATGACCTGGGCGGCAGCGCCGGCCTCGGCAACCATTCCTTCGATGTCACCGGCCTGCTGCCCTACGCCGCCGGCACCATCGACGGCGCCGATCCGCGCGACATCATCACCGCGCTGCTCACCAGCGAACATTACGGCAGTGGCTTCCCGATAGGCTACCTCGGCAACTGGGCGCAGTATTCCGCCTGGTGCGTGGCCAACGACGTATTCCTGTCGCCGGCCTACGAAACGCAGCAGGAGGCGCGCCAGGCTATCAACGACCTGATTCAGCTCACCAACGCCGGCATCTTCTTCGGCGAGGGCCTGCTCAAGATCGTGCCCTTCAGCGATACCGCGGCCACGGCGCACAGCGTTACCTACACGCCAAACGTCACGCCGGTCTATGACCTGACCGACGACGACTATCTCGACCTCGAGCAGCCGGTGCGCGTCATGCGCACGCCGAACGCCGATGCCTACAACCAGGTGCAGATCGAGTTCCTCGACAGCGCCAGCCAGTACAACATCGCCATCGCCTCGGCCTCGGATCAGGCCAGCATCGAGATCTACGGCCTGCGGCCGATGGACATCATCGTCGCGCATCAGATCACCGACGCCGCCACCGCTCGGCTGGTGGCCCAGCTCATCCTGCAGCGGGCGATGTACACCCGCAACGTCTATGAGACCCGCATCGGTTGGCGCTATGCCCGCCTCGAGCCCTGCGACTATGTCACTCTCACCGACACGAGGCTGGGCCTTGCTGCCGTCCCGGTGCGCGTCCTGTCGGTGGAGGAAGACGAGTCCGGCGCCTTGACCATCAATGCCGAAGACGCGCCCGCCGGCATCCATTCATCCCCGCTCTATACCCCGCCGGGCGGTAGCGGCTATGTCGTCGATTTCAGCATCGCGCCAGGCGACGTGGTTGCTCCGGCGTTTTTCGAGGTGCCGCCCTCGCAGGCGCTTTCCGGCCTGGCCATCGGCATCGCCGTCACCGGCAACAGCATCGAGTGGGGCGGCTGCGAGATCTGGGGCAGCAACGACGGCACCAGCTATGCCTATGTCGGTCGGGTGGCCGGCGGTGCGCGCTACGGCACCATCGGCAGCGGCATCACTGCCGCCGTTGGCCAGGTGCCGCGCGTCACGCTGGTGGGCAATGGCGGGCAGATCCTCAGCGGCTCGGCCGCCGATGCCGCCAATCTCAGCACCCTGGCCCTGATCGATACCGAGTTCGTCGCCTTCACCACCAGCGCCCTGGTCTCAGCCAATGTCTATGACCTGACCCTGGCCGAGCGCGGCGTGCACAACACCGTGGCCGCCGCCCACAGCGGCAGCGCGCCGTTTATCCGCGTCGATGATGCCGTGGCCTACAGCGACGGCCTCGGCCTCGACATGATCGGCAAGACGATCTACTTCAAGTTTCTCAGCTACAACCGCTACGGTGTCGGCCGCCAACAGCTTGCCGCAGTCACCGCCTACCCTTACACCGTCACCGGCGTCATGGCGCAACTGGCGCCGGCCACGGTTTCCGCGTTCACCGCTACCGCGGGCCAGAACACCATCTTCCTGCAATGGACCAATCCGCCCTATATGTCCTGGGTGCGCGAGATCGAGGTCTGGCGCAATACCACCAACGATTCCAGCACCGCCACCCGGGTGGGGTCGGTGAAGGGGGCGGTCGGCTTCTATCCCGATCCGGTAGGGGCGGTCGGGTTGCTACGCTACTACTGGATTCGCACCATCAACAAGCAGGGTTTCCCCAGCGCCTTCTCGGCGGTGGCCAGCGCCACATCGGGCACGGTGGTTCCCGGCGACGACGCCATTCTCAGCAACATGATCGCTGCCGACCAGGTGTTGGCCACGCATATCGCGGTTTCCAGCCTGGATGCCGTCAGCGCCACCATCGGCGTCCTGCGCACCGCCTCTACCGGCGCCCGCATGGAGATCCGCGACAACGTGATCAAGGTCTATGACTCCGCCGGTGCGCTGCGGGTCAAGATCGGGGACCTGTCGCTATGACCTTCGGCCTCGACTTCTTCAACTCCTCCGGAAATCTCCGATGGGGCGCGGCCGAGTTCTCCATGCCGTGCGTCGATGTATGGCAATGGGTGATTGGCGATACCAACGTCAAGAGCTACTCGGCGCTGACCGGGGCCACCATCCGCTGCGAGGTGTCGCCGTCGACCTGGACCGCCGCCATCACCTACCCGGGCGGTGTGCCGACCATCACGCTCAGCACCAACGGCTTCGGCTTGTGGGAGGGCCACGTCACCGTCTTCCTCGTCAGCCTGCCCACGAGCCTGGAGACGCAGTTCTCCTATCGCATCTTGAATGCCGATGGCACGTGGGCGGTGTCGCCGCTGAACACCATCCTCGAGTATGTCGGCTCGGCCTCCACCAGCGCGGCGGCGACCACGGCCGACGAGTGCGCCTCGTATTCGCAGATGTTCGGCGCGCCGGCGACCTACTCCTGCATCGTGGCGAAGTCGACGTACCCGGATGCGCCGTTCGTCATGATCGACCTGCCGACCCATCCGTACTTCGGCGGCATCATGGATATCCAGGACAACCTGGGCACCGATACGACGAACTGGACGATTCGCATCAGTGGCGACTTTGCCTCGGCCCCCACGGTCTATCTGTTCTGCCGGAAAGTCGTCAGCGCCGGCCCGTCTTCCGGGATGGGGATGGCGATCTACGATGCGTCCGGCAACTGCGTCTTCTCGACTTCGGACAACCTGCTCTGTTTCACCGGGCCACCTGCCACCCCGCCGATCTACGAATTCAACGTGCCCGCCGATGGCGCCGGCAGCGTCACCATCGGCAACCTCGACCAGTACTGGACGCCCGGCGTCGCGCTGCCGACAAATCCGTTGATCTGGCTGCAGTCCAAGCAGATCACCTGTACCGAGCAGTGCTACACCTCGGGCAAGGGGCTTCCCCAGGAGCGGGTGATTCGTCAATGGAATAGCGGCATCGCGCGCTACAGCTCGACGGCCCTGATGCTTCGCCTGAAGACGATCACCTCATTCACGCGCGATCCCTACGCATCGGGCACCGAGTTGTTCTATGGCGATCACACGGTAGGGAGTGCGATCAGCTACGTCGGATCGCTGCTGGTCGCCGACAAGGATCGCGTCGTATGAGCATCCATTGGAACGAACACCGGGATGCTGGCTTGGCCTTGCTCTGCTCGAGCATCGCCGGGCACAGCCCGCTGGATGAAACGAAGGTCTTTCACGCCAACAGCGATGTGATCACCTTCATGGAAGACGGCGTTCTGTCGGGCGCCATGCTCGTAAGAAGGCTGGCGCGGCCGGAACAGGCGACGGTTGAAGTTGCGGTCACCGGATCGGGCGCGGGTCGTGGCGGCACCTATTTTCTGGGCATGTTGCGACTGCTGGCGCAGAAGGGGATCGCCCTGGTGCTGGTCGCCTCGCCGACCGACAGCGCCGTCTCCGGATATTTGAAGCGGCTGAAGCCCATTCACTTCGAAGCCCGGCCGGGCGCGGATCACTTTGAATTTCTGACGACGGGGAGGACGCAATGAAGGCGCTCGTGCTTGTTCTTTGTCTATCGGCTCTCTTGTCCGCTTGCGGTGGGCCGCAGTTGCTCAAGGGCAGCGGCGTCGAGGCGCCGCCACTGGCCGGCTACACGAAGCTGTGTGCCGAACATCCGGAGCTTGCGTCATGTCCCACGCCATGAATTTCGCCGAGCTGCAGTTCGTCAATGCCAAGGTCAATTTGCTGCCCTATGTGCCGGAAGTCGGCGATGACTGGACGCCGATCACCGAAGTCGGCGGCGACTGCGATTCCTACGCCACGGCAAAGTTCGAGCGGCTGGTACTGATGGGCTGGCCGGTCTCCGCACTGCGTTTCGCCTATTGCACGGTCGAGACCGGCGAGGCGCACCTGGTGCTGCTCGCCGATCTCGACGGGCAGACCTGGTGCCTGGATAACCGGCATCCGCATCCGATGGAATTTCAACTGCTGCCGTACCGGTGGATACGTCTGCAAATTGCCGGCACTCAACGATGGGAGGATGCGTGATGCCTGAAAGAGTAGTGCAAGTCGCCACCGAGTGGCGCGAAGCGATCGTCCAGGCGCTGTTGTTCGGGCTGATCGGCGTGCTCACCGGGCTGGGGCAGTTGATGGCCAGCAAGGAAGTGCTGACCTGGCGCATCGTCGCCGGCCGCTGCCTATCGACCGCCGGCATTGCCACCGCCGCCGGGGTCGTGCTGGTGGCATTTCCAAGTGTGCCGCCGATCGCGCAGATCGGCGTCGCCGCCGCGCTGGCCAGCCTGGGCACCTCCGGGCTGGAACGGCTGGTGCAACGCATCCTGGGCATCGGGAAAGGGGGGCAACCATGAGCATCGTGCAGATGTGCCTACTCGCTGGCGCGCTGGCCGCCGTCATCGTCGGCATCAAGATGATGTACTGCGGCCATCAACAGCAGGTGCGCCGCGACAGGCGCAGCAGCGATCGGGAGCCGACATGACCACCGATCCGCAATGGCTCGCCATCGCCCGGCCGCTGATTGGCCTGCATGAGATCCGCGGCGCGGAGGATGCGCCGGAGATCCTCGATATGTGGCGCGCGATCAAGCGCAGCGGCATCCAGTCCGATGAGGTGCCCTGGTGTGCCGCGTTCGTCGGCTCCTGTCTGGAGCGTGCCGGCGTCCGGTCGAGCCGCTTCGAATCCGCCGCCAGTTACCTGAAATGGGGCGTGCGCCTTGACGGCCCGGCGCATGGCTGCATCGTGGTGTTCTCGCGTGAGGGTGGCGGGCACGTCGGTTTCGTGGTCGGTCTCGACCGCGCCGGAAATCTGCTGGTGTTGGGCGGTAACCAAAGCGACAGCGTGAGCATCAAAACCTTCCCCGTCAATCGCGTCACCGGCTACCGCTGGCCGGTCGATATTCCCGTCCTGTCTCGCGCGCTGCAGATCGGCGAGGCCGAGACCAGCAGGAGCGAAGCATGAACCCGCTGACCATTCTCGGCCTCAAGGCGCTGGCCGTGCTAGCGGCGATCGGCACGCTGCTGTGGGGCATCCATACCCTCGACCAGAGCCGCCAGCAGATCGGCTACGACCGCCGCGTGGCGGAAGACAACGCCGCGCTGATTCGAGCCACCGCCGCCGCGCGCGAGCGCGAGCGCACCCTCAACCAACAACTGGAGACCGCCAAAAATGACGCCACGAAACGAGACCAGGATATTCGCAGCCATGCTGCTGCCGCTGCTACTGCTTCTGACCGCCTGCGCATCGCCCTCGACACCATCCGCCGTGGTGTGCCCGGAGATCCCGCCCAAGCCGGCCCTCAGCGAACCAGCACCCTCGCCGAGCTACTTGGAGACTGCGCTGACCGTTATCGAGGGGTGGCGGAAAAAGCTGACCGACACGCCAGCGATGCCCGGACGTTGAGCGAAGGGTGGCCGAAGTGAGGCTTTCCACGAAGTTTCGCAAGTGGGCGAATCCGGAAAACGGCGACGAGGGCCTGAGTTACTGGTGCCAGGGCTGCAATTCGTGGCACGCGATCAAGACAAAGGGCGCCGGGTCATGGGGATGGAATGGCGATGTGCTGCGGCCTACCTTCACCCCCTCCGTGCTGCTGCAGAGTACGCGTTTGACGAACAAGGGAAACGACGAGATAGAAGCGTGGCGCGCCGCCGGGATGCCGCCACGCGACGGCGTTCCGTTCGACAGCGAACCGTACTGCTGCCACAGCTTCGTGACGGACGGCCGAGTCCAGTTCCTGGGTGACTGCACGCATGCATTCGCTGGTCAGACGCTTGAGCTGGCCGACCTGCCACCTGGAGACGGTGAATGAGATCCGGCATCCTGCGTACCCGCATCGCCACGCTGCGTTTGAATCGGTGGGCGCCCTGGCCAAGCGAGATCCGGCGCCGGCAGCAATACCGAATGAAACTCCTGCGGCCGGTGCCACGTCGGCAGTAGGAAAAAGAGTAGGCGACCGGCCTGGTGTGGGGACACCTGGCCGGCCGCCGTAACCCACAGGCATGCACCTGTGAGCCTTGGCCAAGGCCTACCCACCACGCGCGTGGCGGGCCAAAGCCTACCAGAATCGTGAAAGGGCTCACCCATGTCTGCACCCATCATCCCCTGGCTCGGCGGCAAGCGTCGCCTTGCCGACCGCCTCATTCCATTGTTTCCGCCGCATGAGTGCTACGTCGAGCTTTTCTGCGGCGGCGCGGCACTCTACTTCCTGCGGCCGGTGCCGGCGAACTGCGAGATACTCAACGACGTCAACGGCGACCTGATCAACCTCTACCGCGTGGTGCAGCACCACCTGGAGGAGTTCGTGCGCCAGTTCAAGTGGGCGCTGACCAGCCGCCAGGTGTTCAAGTGGCTGCAGGACACCAAGCCCGAGACGCTGACCGACATCCAGCGCGCCGCGCGCTTCTACTACCTGCAGCACCACGCCTTCGGCGGCCGCGTTGAAAGCCAGTCCTTCGGCACGGCCACCACGGCGCCGGCGATCAACCTGCTGCGCATCGAGGAGTCGCTCTCGGCCGCGCATCTGCGTCTGGCCAATGGCACCACGGTAGAGAACCTGCCCTGGCTGGATTGCCTGACGCGCTACGATCGGCCGCACACCTTCTTCTATGCCGACCCGCCCTACTGGCAGACTGAGGGCTACGGCGTGCCCTTTCCCTTCGCCGAGTACGAGGCCCTGGCCAATGCCATGCGCACCATCAAGGGCCGCATGATGGTCAGCATCAACGACCACCCGCAGATCCGCGAGGCCTTCGCCGGCCTGGTGATGCACGATCTTGAGATCACCTACTCGGTCGGCACTGCCGACGCCCGCCGCGCCAGCCGCGAGCTGGTGATCACCAACTGGGAGATCTCGGATCTGGGTCAATTATTTTGACCGGAACCGCTTGACTCGTGCCGGCACCAGAGCGTTACTGCCGACGTCGCCAACGCACCCGGAGCCCAGCATGAACCAGACCCTGACCCAGATCGCCCGCACCGCCCTCGATATCGAGACCCTGGAGACGCAAAAATCCGACCGGCTGGACTTCCACGAGGTCAGCGTGTGGAGCCTCAAGGCGGCCCTCGAAGCCGCCTACCAGGCTGGCCAGCAAACAGCGGCCGAGGGCCGGCAATGACGGGCTACAGCAGCGGCAAATTCACGATCGACCAGGTCGGCTTCATCCAGCTCGCCGACACCGAGGTCTTGGCCGCCGTGGCGCGCGGCGAGATCGATCTGAACCTGATTGCCCGCGAGGAGCTGGCCAGCCGAGGGCTGAATGATCAGGGGCGGTGGGTGGGGTTTGACCAGGCGCGGGCGGCGCTGGTGGCTGCCGCTACTTGAGACGCACCCGGCGCGTGGTTGCTGGGAACAATATCGAGCCCCCGCAACCAACAAATTCAAGGGCCTATCTTCGGATAGGCCCTTGTCTTTTGGTGGCCCCGTAGCTACAACTATTAGCGGACGCATCTCGTATTGAAGCA